AAGTGTTATCATCATCATCTCCACCAAATGTTCCAAGTCCTAATGTACCACCATAATTTGATTGTGCATCTACTCTAACTTCACAATAAGATTTAAAACCTAATTCTTGTGTCGTATAAAATTGGTCATCACCACTTAAAACATTTGTTAGATTACCTTGACTAAGTGTACCATCATTTAATGGATTTAATGGATTCATTGTGTTAAAATTATTTGTAGGTGAGTCAGCTACTTGGTCATGTGCTGCAAGTCCACTTGTAGTCATGTCGTTACCATTTCCAGAACTGTCATTACCCAAATCAGATGAGTCTTCACCTTTAATATAAAATCCTCCTGTACCATAACTACCAGTATATTCTTTGGGAACCCATATATTAGATGAATTGTATTCACCAAAGCTAGATGGGTCTAGTGTTGACCCATTTACATAATTCATTTCTGCAAGATAACCATCAAAATAACTACCTCCATAAGATATATACCTACCAAAACCAATATTAACATTAGAACCTACAATTCCATCTTGATTTTGTGATGGATAAGTTTCTGTGCCAAAACTGGTAACTCTTGCTCCGTTTATATAAAGTCTTGCTCTTTCAGTTGATACAGCATTTCCAGAGTCGTATACTACTACACAATGTGTCCAAGCTGATGGATCACGAAATACTTGAGTAGTTATTAAACGAGTTTGATAGGCACCAATATATGACCAAAATGTTAATTGGTCACTCGTGTTAAAATTTATATCAGAAGTATTATTGGCATCAGCACCACTTCCAAACATATACTGGTCTGTACCTAAGTTACCCCTTTTGAACCAAAAACTTAATGACCATTTATCTACATTACCACCAGCACCATGAGTTCTTTGCATATAAGTAGAATCACCAGCATTAAACCTAATTGATTGGTCTATAGAGTATGTGGTTGTGCCAGATCCACTTGCACCCATAAGAACATTATTTTGAAATACCATTTATACCTCTTGTATTATTTAACATCTAGTGATGCCGCCATATGCACACTAGAACTCGATAACACAACGTAGTCAATACGGTCGACGGCAGAAGCTGTCGTTGTTAGTGTAGGAGCCGTACCCCCAACAAACTTGTAAGCACTATTAAATGATAAAGTTCTTGATCCAGTACCGTCCTGACGAACAAAGAAACTTCCTGTTTGTCCAGATTGAACATTCGTTGGAGCACCTAAGTTTCTACTACCACCTAATCTAACATCAAAGTTTTGACCACTGTTGAAGTTTACCGAGATTGTTGATGCATCAGTTAATGAAACAATGTCAGCTACAGCCGACTTTGTAATTCTTAATTGTTTACCTAGTGAATCAACAGCACTAACAGATATAGCTGTTGTCGCAAATAACTTGGTAGTATCTGTGATTGAACTTGAAATACTTGTAGCAGTCATACGAGTAGCTACAACTGCCGTAGCCGATACCGTGCCACCTACTGTAATAGGACCAACAGCGCCACCTTCTGTAGATAGTGCACTTACACCTACTGGGTCAACAGCATTATGTACATTTGTTCCATCACAATAAATAAACTTTGAACCACCACGAGGGGCTATAATGTTTGTTGTTGTTGCGGCTGTCTTTATCTTGACTGTGTGCGTACTACCTGTTGTCTGATTATCAACAACATATAATTTTTCAACACTAGGAATCACTATAGTTGAGTTTGATCCTAATGTTCCTTCAATTCTTAATACGGCATTACGAGATTGGTCGGCTGCTCCGTTACTAGCTGTTAATGAAGTTGTTGCTCCTGTTGTACTGACAACGACGACACCACCTACGGCTTCGTCCACCATGTCAATTACTTGTTGGTTAAGACGATCACCCCAGGTATTCGCATTTTCTCCATCAGCTTGCTTTTCTAATCTAAGTCTTGTTGTATAACTACTTGGCATAATTAATTACTTCCCTTTACTAATGTGTTATCACCTCCAGCTGGTGAGGCATTATTTCTCATATCGTCCTGTCTTGTTCTTCTGGCTTCATTTAGTAAGTCAGTAAATGCTCGTTGGTATTCTTGTTCCCAAACTTGAGCAGCTGTATAATTTTTCATAAACATACAGGCTTCCTTCATACTAGCATAAAACAATGCATTAGAACAATATTGTGTAAAGAAATTCTCTTGATGCACAGAAGTAGCTGCTGTTGGTTGGACAATATAAGACATTTCACAATCATAGGCCGATACTGGTGTGGGCGATACTAACAACCTATCGAACCCAAAGTTAGCATAGTAACGAGGTACACCTGTACTTGTGCGTTGTGGCCAATAATCATTTAAATATTCATCAGTCTTTTGTAATAAATTAATTCGTGTGCCATCAGACTTTAAAATATTTAAGTTTTTAATTATTAATGTGTTTAATGGTTTAGTTAAGAATGGATCACCAATAACCATGTTTGATGTTGCATACTGTACAACACCATATGAATCTATTTCTCTTGTAAGCCTTCCTTCGGCTCTTTCAATAAAAGCTGGTATGTCTCCTACAAACTCTGTACTTGTGTCTTCACTTGTCGTCTTAATTCTATTTACCAATTGATTGTATGTTATGCTCATATTCGTTTAGCCTTCCACGTTTCGTTTGTTCCTCCAAAAACTTTAGGTGTCCAAATACCTCTAACTCTTGTTCTAAATTTAGCACTAACTCCCGTTAGTACCAAGTTACCATCACCATTAATATTTGGAGAAATAACTCTCGTTCTAATTAATGGTTGGAAGTTTGTTTTTCCACCCATGCCTGCGTGTATACTACACTGATAGTATAATGTAGTTGGACCATCATTCGCAACAAAGATTTGTGTATAAGCTCCAGCATTACCCGGAGTTCCTATAGTCTGTACATTTGTTGTAAAAGGTATAGTTCTACCTTCATCTAAATAAAATCGTAAAGGGTGTCCACTATTAGAACTATCAGATTGATCAAAGGTAAACAGTGCACGATCTTTGACTAAATTTAAACCATACTGTTGTCTGCCATCTATAAAGTATTTATTACTACCACCTACACTTACAACTGTTACTTTAAATGTTTTACCACCATTGTATATTACTGGGTTAGCTCCAGCTCCAACATTTTCATTACCCGTTGCAAATGTTGCCGATGTTTGTGATGCTATAACATTTGTTCCAAAGAAAGCTATGGAATCTCTTAATGTAAAGCTTGGTGATAGTCCTGTTAAAGAAACTTTTGGACTACCTGTTAATGTTGGACTTCTTAATGTAGTTACTAATGCTACCCCTGTAACATTATGTGTTTTAATAACTTCAACAGTTGCCGAACGTAAACTAAATCCTATGCTTAATCTTGTTAGTGTTAGGTTAGCATTAGCTGCTGTAGTTACATTACGAAGAGATAAATTTATTCCTACGTTAGTTACAAAAGCCGTGCCTGGAATAGTTACTTCTACAGAACGAAGAGCAGTAGATAGAGAAACTCCTGTTACAGTAACCGATCGATCTACAACACTACGGTTCCATGCACCTGAGTTCCAAGTATTTCTACTGTATCCACTAGTAACCACAGACATAGACGATTAACCTCGACTATGAAAGTGTGATAATAGCAGTGGCAGCAGCAGCAGCTGGGAATGAAATTGTAAAGGTACCGTTAGTCGATACTTTATCAGACCCAAAGTCTAAAACAGCAATAGCTTTATTACTATTAGATGAATTATATATTAATGCTCCTCTAGCTGAGAATGTTGTACTTGTAAAAGATATATCAGCAAAATCAATAATTGCAGTTCCACCAGCAGCAGATGTTGCGCCAAGTGAAATAGTCACACCAGTTAGTGTGCCTCCACCAGGAGCATATCCACCACTTGATACAACTTCATTAGACGTTGAGTACGCAGCCGTACCCGCAGATAATGAAGCCACACTTGTGAATAAAGCTATCTTTAAGGTATCAGTTTTAATCTGATGCCCTTCTTGTAAAACTTCTGATTTAAAGGAATTACATACAGCTTGTGTAATGGCCATTTTTAGTTACCTCTCTTTGTAAATGTTGAATCATCAGGACTCCACCCAGCATCACCAGTTGTAGCTAGTACGACTTCTGGACGTGCATCCCTCAAGTTTTCATTGTCATCAATCCTTGGAGTCTTGTTCTGCGGATGATCTATAATATTATATCGACCATCTGTTTCCGAAGCTCCAACAATTAATCCTGTCGGCTCTCTGACTCTTTCAGAATATTTAAATCTAAATCCCGAACGGTCACAGATAAAGTATGCATACTTACCTCTTGCCATTATAACCTAAATGACGGCTTAATCAAAAGACTAGCCCTTTCTTTATCGGCATACATTGCCGAGGTTAATTCTTCTTCATACATCTGTTTTAACATACTAGCTCGTTCTGATGTAATGCCTGGTCTTTTGATAGACATCTTATAGGCAAGACCAGTTGATAAGCACGGTAAGAATCTAAATGGTATGTCTGCATCTTGATTAGATTTGGTTATATCTTCTACTTTATTAAAACTAAAGTATGATAATAATGGTGTGCCACCTGTAGTCGTAGCATCTGGAGTAGGCCACAAATATAATTCTGCTGCATCTCTTAGTCTGTTTATAGCATACTGTGTTGGTCTACCTGTTTGTGTTTTGTTTGTGATTCTTTGATAAGATTCCATTGTTATTCTTGTTAAAGCTAAATCTGTAGTTGTTGAACCACTAACTGTTCTATGTACAAGTTCTGTTATATCTATGAGTGAGGTTGGTAGTGTGTACTTAGCTGTACCATTTGTAATATCTAATGTAGCAATGTTTTGTTTCCATAGTAATATACCACGGTTCATCCAATCGATAAGGAGAAGGTTAAGTGTACGACGTGCCTCTAGTGGTTCAAACCCTAGAGCCTGTTCGCCACCTAACATAGACATAGCTTCTTCAATTACGTCAGCTATATCTAGATTGAATGTTGTTGTTCCTGAAGTTGCCATAATTACCTATCGTCGAAGTCAGTTCCGTATGATGGGTTAACCATACCACCAGCCATGTAGTTTTTCTTAGCTGGATCTGGTCTACCAGTAATATCTTTTAAACGTATAGGAACTCCAGATGCTCCACTACCTTTTCTTTTTTTAACTTTTTCTTTAGCTTTTTTAAAATCTTCTTTTGTTATATATGCATCAGTTGGTTTTTCATCATACTTCTTACCTTTAAAGGTTCCGATTCTACCAGTTAGCATTGGTTTTTTGTTTTTATCTGTCATCGAACTCTCCTCCGTATGATGGGTTGACTATTCCTCCAGTAAAGAATTTACTTTTAACTTTACCACCACCAGCTTTAGAATCTTTCTTTTTCTTTCTTTCTTTTTCTAATTCTTTTGCTCTTTCTATGGCCATATCCCGACCATGAATTTTATTATATTTCTCAGCCGTTTTGTCAACCAAGTTTCCTTTTTCTAAACCAACAGCTTTAGCCACAGGTGATTTATTACCTACTAACTTGTTAATCTTTTTAGTTATTTTTTCTTTTATGTTAGGTTTACGTTTAAACTCTGTCATTTCTTTTTCTTTCCCCATTCGTATAAGTTGTCAAATGTTGTTTCCCAGTCCATATAACTATCGTGTTGTTCTGCGGAGTGTTCCCACTGTGACGGTACAAAGTCTGGTGGTCCTTCTCCAACTGCCCATAGCGCAGGATTGGTTACACGTACACGATTGTTTGGTAATGCTACTATACATCCTTTATAAGGACCTGATGTTAATTCCAACACATGCGATTGTTTATGTTGTGCTGGATCATCCGATATATAACTGTCAGTATAATCAACCGTAAACATGTACTTACCATTATAAAACTCACCTGCTAGTTTACACAACCACGGACTAGAACTAATTCGATCCATTCTAATAATAGCATGGTTACGACTTGAACAGTCCCACGGTTGTGCTAAATGTGTTTGTATATTTGGTGGCCACTCGTCGAAAGGAGTATCACCGACAAGTGCAGTTATAGGCATACGTGCCCACATTGCGCCACCGTGAGGATTGGGATGGTCTTCACCACATCCTGTAAATACAACTTGAAAACTCAAACATCTGTCTGGAATAGTGCACACGGCAAAAGCTAATGCATGAATAAACTCACCTTGATATTCCTCATGATTATGTGTGAACTCTTTCCTCACCCAACATTTAAAATGTGGGATATTAGAAATAGTATAAGACACTACTTGGCTCGACCGCCTCTTGCCATATACTTGGAAGTCTTACCTCCACCTTTCATTCTATATTTAGATGTTTTACCTCCACCAGCTGCTTTGTATTTTGAAGTCTTACCTCCTCCAGCCATTCTCTTTGGTCCTTTCATCATAGCTTTTAACTTTCTATTTTCAGCCATAAGCTTTTTCATTTTCTCTTCCATTTTCATTTTATTTACTCCTTATTATAGATTGGTTAACACATATACTTCGAAAGCTACGGCCGCCAATCCAATCAACCCAGCTCCGATTCCTATTATAATATTTTTTCTTCGTTTTTGCATCTCTATTTGTTTTTTTAATAGTGTTGCTTGTCTCTTTCTTTCAAATGCAATTTCTTTCTGTAATCTTTCCCATTGACCCGGAGAACCAAATAGAGCAAACATCTCTCTCATTTGATCTCGTATTCTCTTTGCCTCTTCATTTCTAAAGTGTGCATCAATAGCATTCTGTTCTGCTCCAGTTAGTTTACCAATAACTTTACCTAATCCACTTGATTTATTACTAGCCACAACTTGTAAACCAGCTTCGGCCTTTGCCCATTTTGACACAGTGCTTGACATATTAGCTAAATCCTTACCAGCTTTAATAGCTTTGGTTATAGCATCAGTAGCGCCTTTTAATGCGGCGAAAGCTGTAAATGGATCTATCATCGTCGTCTATGCCTTTCTTTTTGTTTTAACCTTTTGTTTCTTACCACTAGCGCTAATCGGATATCGTATCGATGTAGGCTTTGGACCTACGTTAGTCTTGGCTCTTTTTCTTTTAACTGCCGAAGATTTTTGTCCAGCAGACATTTTATTAGCGACTGCCTTCGGTCGACAGACTGGATACTTTCTTTTAGACGACTTAGCGGATTTACGTCCACACTTTTTACCAGTGGATATATCAACCCAATCTTCTTTAAACCAAGTCTTTAAACCTTTCTTAGCCATTCTTTTTCTTTAAGTTATATTTATTAGGAACCTTTCCATAACCAACAACTCTGTCCCATTCTCTTTGTGTGTAATAATTTTTTTCAGTCATACTATCTATACTTAGTTACTTTTCGACGGTTGTTCATAACTTTACCACAACCACGAGCTATGCCACCATTCTTTAATTTAATCTTACCACCACCAGCTTTACTAGGCTTTGGTCCTTTAAAATCTTTTCTCTTCTTACCACTAGGATCTTTTATCTTACCCGCACATATCTTTGACGCATATGCATTTGCATAAGCTGAGGGATATACTGCAAACTTACGTTTAGCAGCAGCTTTACCTCTAGGACATAACTTTGTCATACTTGTATCCCCATCTGTTTTCTGATAAATCCCAAACTCTTTTAGTGGCCTTTGGAATCTTAACTAATAATTTATTAAACTTTACGACGTTTTTTGTTACTTGCATACTTCCTCCGTTTCTTTGTTTTACTTGGTGGTTTTGTTATTTGTTGTCCTATATTAGCACGACTTATTACCATATTAAATACCTATAAGTATCTTTGCAATCACAGCCGATGCTCCAGATTGCATGACTATGGTAGCACACACAGCCCCGACAACTAACCACTTAACTTGAAATATAGACCGTTTTACACAACCCATATCTTCTTTTAACTCAGATACATCTTCACGAAGTTGTGCTTCTCTTTCAATGTGACGAGTTAACTCAAGTTTAATATCAGTTAATTCTTTGTTAGTCATTTTAGAATACCCAGCACCATACCAGTAAACCTGCAAGAATAGCAATGATAACATCTTTCTTACATTTATGTGGCCAATACTCTATACACTTTTCTTTAATCTTCATCCATATCATTTTAATATCTAACATTTCCATCTCCTCCTTGCTTGACAGATTCTTTTATTTGGTGTCTTTTTACAGTTAACATTATGCATCTTGGCTTGACCCGCAGATCGTGCACAAAATGACTTTCTTCTTTTAGCAGATTTACTACCCTTTGCTACTTTACCAGTAACAGCAGTTTTTAATTTAGATCCAGGATTAGCACGACGATAAGCGGCGACACCTTTAGCCGACATACCTGCGCCTTGTTTCGTAGGTCTAAAGTTTCCAGATTTGACACTGGACTTTATGCCCATGCCTTTCTTTTTACGAGTAGCCATGAGTCTAGCCAGTAAAGACTGTACCAGCTGCACTTGTAGGTACAGTTATATGTAAATTTGTTTCGTAACGAATACCAGCATCTTCAATATACTGATCCGTTGCGCCACCACTATTAAGTTGAACTTTTAAAACAATGTCACCAGTAGCGCCACCATCTCTTAATGTAAGTTCTTTAATAGTTGTAGAATTATTTACAAAACTATAACCTCTTATACGACCAGAACTTGAATCAATCGTACCAGTAACTGAAACAAAACTTGATTTTATATTTGTTGCCATATTTAATTCCTTATAAAAATAAAAGGGGCCCATTAAGACCCCTTTCATTGGTTTGCCTATGATCCAGCAGAACCGTAATATGATCTCCAGTCACTGAAACCAAAGCTATATCTTTCTCTAGCTTTGAATCTCAAGTTACCAGTATCAAAGTCTGGTTCCATTTTTGTAGCTAATGGTGCTCTTACGAACATTTTAGCTCCGTTTGGAACATCGGTTTTAATGAAGTACGCATTGGTATCTGTAAACCTATGATTTACAAAGTAGCCTTTAGGAAGCATACTCATTGAACGTACTGCATTAATATCGTTCAAGTTTGTAGCTCCATTTGCTGCTGTGGTAGGATTCACACCAATCGAAGTTGACAGTGTACTTGCTAAGATTTTCTCAGCTGTAAACTGTAGATTCGGTGGAATGTGCAAAGATTCTGCACGTGTACCAGTTAAGATACCTCTGTCGTCTTGTGTATTTTGAATAGCAATCAAGGCAGTTTCTAGTGTAGCTTCAGATAAGTCTGATGCTGCTAGTAAGTTGTCTTGAGTACCACCCACGACAGGGTGACTGTTAGAGAAGAATGCAACTCCGTCTCCTCCAGCAAAGTTTGCGTTAAAACCATTGTTAAACACATTTGCGGCTTTTACTTGTTTAGTAGTAGCCATTGCTCTTGCAAGACCTCTTGCACGTACTTTAGCGAAAGTATCATACAAATTATCTTCCATTGCTTCCTCAGTAACTGCGAAAGCTAAAGCAACTGTTTCGTGTGAGTAACGGCTAGTGAATGACTCTGAAGCAGAATCATACTGTACCGCTGCACCTTCTGATTTAGTTGGTGCTTCACCGAAGCCAGTGAATAGAACCTCTTCTTCAAAAGCTCTATCCGAGTTTTCAATCTCAAACAAAGGTGCGTGTTCGTCCTCTATTGAGCCATACTCCAATCCAAAGACTGCGTTTAGTCCAGGAAGGAGCTGTTTAGCAATATTACCTCTATTTATAGCCATAATATATTCCCTCCTATGCTAAGTCTGCAATCGAGACCGTGGAACCAAGTCCGTAGTGATCTCTATGCTGGTTAATTTTAACTTCAATATTTGGATATTGGTCAGTTGCAGCTTCACCCGGTAACGTAGACCTTCTCAAAAGTCTTAAAGTTTTTGCTTGAACAGAGCCTGATCCGCCTTTTAAGCTAAATCCAGACATACCTGTGATTGTAGATCCAGCACCTAGTGATACATCCATGTTCAAGTGAAGCTGAGTGTCTGCCACTGTAGCGCCTGCTTGAATTTCAAATGTAGCATTTGGATCATCAATGACTAAAGCTTTCGCTTCGCCTTGTCCGTGATGAACTTGACCTGCTGGAAAGTAGTTATTAAAGGTTGGTTGCTTTGTATTTGGATCAGTCCAATTAGCACCCATAAAAACTCCTGCAACTAAATCCGTTGCGGCTGAGACTTTATGCACCTTGCCACTAACAATCTTTACCAAGTCACCTTGGAAAATTGCAGTTGCATGAGCTGCTTTTACTCCGTACTCATTCATACCACTGGTATTATAAGCACCGCCACGCATTCTAGAAGGTTGGAGTCCTCTAAAGTTTTTCGATGTTGCCATCTCTTCCTCCTTCAAAAGTAAGTGTTTAAGTTAAATTTTAACCGACACCCTTTATTTATCAAAGTGTGTTGGTCTACCTGTGGTAACTTTTGATCGACTGTTGTTAGAGATTGGCATACGAGGATCATTCTTACTCATAAGCTGTCTGTTGATTGCATCAGTTTGGGATTGTGTAAACTCATTTACATGTTGTTTATACCCCTCTTGATTCTCTATAGTGTTTGTTGCTAAAGCTACATCACCACGGATAACAAGTTTACCGAGACTACCTACAGCTTGGTTTTGAAAACCAGCACTGAGTTCAGGAACATCTTCAGGTCGAACAAAGTCCCACCCTTCAAATTGTTTTTCCTGTACATTCTGATCATCATACTGACCCTTCAGAGAAACTCTGATCCATCTAAGGATAAGTCCTTTTTCTTTGAATCTATTAGTTACCTCTTCAGGAACCTTTAACCAATTCTTTTTTTCATATACACCTCTTTGTTTTCGAGCTGTACTTTGCGCTGAACGAGTCGCCACTTTTACGTCATTTGTTTTTGGTGTAGTCATATCAATTATTACCTTTCATTATCCACGTTATATATTTACTGTAGTGTAGTCATTCCCGGCTTTCTCAACCTTCGCTTTTTCTTTAGCATACACATCAAGCGGTACTCCCATCTTTTTAGCAAGACGGACATCTTCTTGAGATAGTCTTATCTTACCTTTAGATGATGCCGAAGTACGTGACTTTCCAGCAACCACTTGAGCAGGTTTGTTTGTTGGTTCTTCCTGCTGACCAAACTTGTGAGGCATTTCTTTTTTTAGCCTTTTACTTATCTCAGTATAGAACTCTTCACTCTCTGGATCAAAGCCCTCTTGTAATAAATCTTCGTTTATAATATGTGCGGCTTGTGTAGTAATTCTATCTTTATTATACCACTCACTATTATCAGATATCCACTCCCTAGCTAGTTTGTGTAGCTTTGCTGGTTGTTTAGCTTCTTGAGTTGGTTTAGCTTCTTCTTCTTTCTTAGGCTCAACCGTTTCAGTTTTCTTTGCTTGGTCATCCATATAGAATCTTTTAGCATCGACCATTCTAAGTTCAGTTGTTGCATCTGCAATAGCCTTCTGTGCTTCAAGAAGTTTATCCTTATCACCTGAGTCATAAGCATTCTTATATCCTTCTTCAGCAAGTTTAAGCTTATCTTTAAGTTGATTCTCATAACTAACTAAACTAGCCTTCTCAGTTTCTTGAACCTTTTGTGTTGAGTTTTGAAGTTGTGATTGTAACTCAGCTATCTTTTGCTCTTGAGCTTCAAGTTGTTCTTCTCTCTCTTTACGTTGTTTAATTAGTTGTCTTATTCTTTTTTCAGCACCAGCCGTATTGATACCATCAAGTTCTTGAGGTTCAGAATCTTTTGATTCTTCAGTCTCTTCTTTCTTGGCTTCAACCGTATTATCTTCGACAGTCTCTTCGACTTCGTAGTTTTTATCTGGTTCTTCTTTTTGGGGTTTAGTAACGTCTACTTCTTCGTAGCCGTCATCTTGTGTTTTGTTTTCTTCGTTCATTTTTTCTCCGTAGTTACGAGTTACGTTTACGTCAACAAGCTCATTATATAATATTACTTACTGATATCCAAATAGTTAGGGTCAAGGTCTTTTGGGTCTGGTACAACCATTAATACTTGGTCATCAAACAATAGAATCATTCTAATACCTTTGTAAGAGAATTTATCACCTTGATACTTACCATACACAACATAGTCGCCGGGTTTACACCATGCTCTTCCTTTAAACTTATCACGGTCAGCATAGGCAAGTTCGCCTACTTTTAAAACACGACCAATAGTTGTTAAGTATCGAGCATCATCTTTAAATTTATCTGGAAGTAATATACCTCCTTTAGTTTTTTCTCTAATAGACACTGGTCTAATTAATACATGATAACCAGGAAGATTAGGTAACACCTCTGGATCGGGTGATTCTTTATTAGTAATCCATTCGTCGTTGCCAGATATGGCTGTTGCTACTCCTGCTGCCTTCATACTAGTCTTCTTCTCCTTTTTCGTATAAGTTTTTTTCTGCTAATTTAAGTTCTTCGATAGCAATAGTCAAGCCTTCTATTATACCAACTTGATACTTATAGTCTGCATAATTTTCAGATGAACCTGTTGCTATTGTTTCACTTAAATTATTTTTAGTTGTCGTCAACTTCTCTCTAAGATAGTCAGCTACGGCATCCATACTTCATGCCTTTCGAATAATTCTTTTTCTGACTCATACATAGCTTTTAAATATTCTTCCTTTATCATAGCCTCTTGAACTGTTATAGACTTAGATGGATCTCTTCCACCTATGATAAGTTTACTATGTGTACGTATTGACGGCTCATCAAACTTTTCTTCAAGACCATCCATAATCATAATCAGATCATCACATAATCTTTCCATATATCCAAACTGAATATTGGGGTAATGATCTAAAGTATAATGGTCATAATAATCTTTTACTACATTCTTATTCTCTACTATTTTAGTCAGGAATGTTTCATAGTCTTCGGCTTGACACTTTCGTTCAAGTCTAATGTCTTCTTGCCAGTTCCATTGATTACCATACTTGTTTGCTTTCTTTCTGGCTCTGTGATGAAACAGACTATGTACAAACGTCATGGGATGCCGTAGGAAAGCAAAAGGTTGTTTATGGGTGAATGGTGTATTATGTGAGTCATATATCGCATCACCGATAGCTTTAGCGCCTTCTACATAACTAAATAACATTTGTTTGATCCAACGTCCACCAGTCTTCGGTACGTGTATGAATACACTATATTTAAGTTCTACTGCCATGTATAAATAAAAAGTCGCCATCCGTTATGTCTGGCATTGTTATAGCTACTTTGACACCGTGTTCAGTGTCTTTCACTGGTTGAAGTCCTTTACCCCTATGATTATAAAAACATTTATAGCCATGTTTAAAACAAAATTCAAAAGTTGTTTCTACTGGATACTTATTAAACTCATCATAAACCTCAATCATTAAGTTTGGTTTATCTCTTTCTATAACTTTCTCTCCACCTTCTAATACATCAAGTTCTGTTCCTTCTGTATCTATTTTTATAAACCCACACTTGTAACCATGTATGATAGTCTTTGCATACATTGAATCAATGGTTCTTGTTTCTACAGTTATAGGTATGCCACTGACAAGATTTTGAAATGACGAGTTTGATAATCTTTTGTCATCCACATAAAACTTTTGATTACCTTCCATATTACTCATAGCCACATTGTGTGTGGTGACATTGTTGTGCTCATCTTCTATCTTTTTTAGTTGATCGTAGACTGGAGGTACGGCTTCAAATGCAAATACAATATCGGCATGTTTAGCAAACCATCGTGTATATTGTCCGACACCTGCACCAATATCTAATACATAACTATTTTTAGGAATGTAATCTTTGGTTTTACCTATTAAAAATTCTTTAGTATGTAAATCATAATAGTATGGATTGAACACTCTTCGTTGTAACACTTCGTCAGAAAGTTTATCAGTTAAGTTCATTTGGTTTCATTATCACTTGTAGTGCTATACGTTCCCCATCTTCAACATGAGTTCCTCTATGCCAACCATGGTTCGGTTCAAATAATATAAAGTTAGTTTCGTCAGTTGTAAAGTGTTTTAATTTAGAATATATAGTTTCACTTGTATATTCACCATCTAGTAACTGTCTAGAAAAGTATGAATTTTTACGTGCCCATACTGGTAGTGTGGCATTAGACTTTCGTTGACTTGAGTTTGATAGTGTATTTACTAACTGATTACTTTTACAGAATAACATTTCAACTTCATCGAAATACCATCTATGACTTTCTGGAACGTAAGCAAAAGGTCCGTTGTTATTTTTAACTTCGTTTAAATATATAATAGTTTTTATATAACTGTACTTGGGATCTATGTGTAATGTGTACAGTTTATTCTTTGATTTATTACGTTGGTCTCTTTGAAAGTATTCATTGAATGTATCGTTAGAATCACTGATGTGTAAGTTAATATCTGTAATCTCATACGTATTCTTAGTGATATTAAGTTTAGAATATATTGTATTTATTTTGTTATGTATCTCATGATTATGAGGTAGGTTTGTTATTCTGTCTTGTATCCGTGTATCTCGTACTGGTTTTCTCTTCTTTAAATCATCAATATCTTTTTCTAAACATTTAACAAGTGGATCTGTATCTATCGTGGTTGCATAATATCCTAAGTCATCAAATGTTTTAGGGCCACTATATTTTATATTCTTAGATTTATCTTTTAAAACGAAACCTCTTATTGCAGCTTCCAATTGTTTTTGAACTTGCGCATCTGATTTTATTTCTTTATGTAATTGAGTAACCCCACTAATAAATGTTTCAATATCATTGTTTAATAAACCTTTCCTAAGTTTATCATAGACGATGGGATATTCGTGAGTGTTTGGTTCGTATTCAATGTCGCCAAAACAAACGGTGGGATCTGGAATGACCACACCGTGTTGAGATATGTTATGCAATATCTACGTCTTTCGTTAGATCAACAAAAGCTAATTTTTCTGTTGCTCTTTTATTTGTAGCTTCATCAGGTGCCGTATGGTGAAGTTTATTATAATAATCCATAAGCGCATCAACACTATCATTTTGAATTATATCTTTTAAATATTTATCTGATCCTTTCTTTTGAAACATATCGGCTTCAAAAAGTATCTGTTGTTTTAGTGGATCGAGTTTTGTAGCATCACCGTGCTTAGCCGCATCTTCTGCCCAACTTGGTAGATTATCTTCGCCTACAGTGTTTTTAAGTCTGTTAACGGCAGTCTTTAGTGCACCTTTGGTAAACTGGTATAGACCTGCCGCACTTGATGTTGGATTCTTAGCCATTGGGTTATTATCGCTTTCTACATCTTTAATATAGTTTCCAGCATTAACAATTTTTTTTATTGCACTTGTTTTACCACCTTCAATATTATCAAGTTCAAATCTTTCTAAGTTTGTATCTCTAACTTGTTTTAATAAATTAATATCTTCTGTAGACATTTCTTTCTCCATTGGTTGTTGTTGTTGTTCTATGTTCTGTGCTTTTTTAGCTTGTTCTAAAAAATTTAAAGCCCTACGTTCTTCCTCCTCCTCTTCTTCCATCGGTGGTTGTATTGGCTTAACTACTGGTGGAATCGATGGATCTGGTCGTCCGACTGATGTAGCTTGATCAACGGCCATCTTTAACATATCTGTAGCTTGTACTGGTCCTCCTGCTGCTAAATTCTGTTGATCGTTAGTTGCTACGACAACTTTATCTTTATCCATCATCTTTAACAAGTCCATAACAACTTTTGTTGTTACATTCTCTGTTTCAGATTTTTTCTTTTCATCAAGCTTTGCTGCTTCTACCATTGCATCTATCTTGATTTCTTTTTCTTTAAGTTGTAAATCTTTTAATTCCAATTCTTTTTTATTTTCGATTGCTTGTTTTTGGATATTTAAGTTTTGTTGCTCTATGCTATCTAATCCACCTTGCGCTGCTAACTGATTAGCTTGCAGTATTTGTTGTGCACTTTCCGACATGATTGCAGTTAGACTAGCGCCTTGGTCTACTTGACCCTCTTGCGCTTTCATTAGTCCACCCATCTGTTCTTGGAATCTTAAAACCATATGTTCCCTGACGTTAGCCATTAGAATTGGTTCTACCTGTTTCATAATCGGGTTGGCACCATTTAGCGGGTCTTGTAAGTAAGAGGTCTTCACGGCGATGTGAGCATTGTGGTCTTGTCCTGGAAATGCTTTGATCGGCTGTCCACGTGTAGCCGACATGATATCAGCAAGCGGATCTTGTTGGACTGCCTGTTGAGGCGCATTCATGAATCGCTCTGGACTATCGACGTTAGCTGCGGCAAGAACCGCTTTGTTCACCTCTGGCATATTGAAAGTTCCTGGAGGTGACTGCGAAGCCAACTGTAACATCAGTTGAGCTTGCGCTAATCTATGTGAGTTCGATGGGATGTTCGGATCACTAACAGGAAGTACATCAATACGGCCATCAAAATCTTGCTTGAATATCTCGGCAGACTGTCCTATAATATCATAAGGATAAGCAGTCGGTAAAAACTCATTGTTTATTCTAGCTAATATTTTAAACTCGTCTCTTTGAGACCTGTGGAGTCGTTTGTGAATTGCTGAAAAGAACTTACCTGATGCTTCTAATAATGCTAATGTCGTGCCAACAGGACCGTAGTTCGTTGCATCAGACACTACTTGATCTGTCGTGTCAGCAAATTTCTGACCAGCAGTGGCTACAAAGCCTAGCATTTGATAAAGAGTCTGAGACGGTTCTTTATAGGGAAGAGGAACAATGGATTTGCCCAAATCTAAACCCGTTGACTCAACATCACGAAACTCCCCCGGCATTATCGGAGAATTATCTCCCACAACTCTAACACCTCTGGCTTTGAAACCACCTGGTAAATTAGAGAATTGACCTGCATCTATTAGCGCTCTCATTGCTGCCGTTGCCGACATAGTAAGATTACCAAGGAAATGAATTAAACCTAGTCCATAGAATCCGAAACCTGGTACAAACTTGTAACTAACAAAGTGTTCTCTCTTTACAAATCGTGGATCACCGTCATTCCAGTTACGACGAATACTAAGAACCTTCTTAGAACTTTTATCTATTGTAACGATATATGGATAAGCTACACCCGTTGGACTGTTGAATGGTTCTGGTAAATCTAAATATAAATGTTGTTCAATTAATACATAGCTTGGGTCATACGGATTTTCATCATATGCCGATAGTCCCATAATCTGCTCTGCTTTAGATGTAATGTTACCTCTATCAGTCTGCTCTGGATCTCCCAAGTCTATTTCACTATACATACCTGCATCCATATCTTTTCTCAAATCATTTTCAGAACGATAGATAATATGTGAATAACGATCGGCACGACGAAGATCGGATACTAAATTAGATACGTGAAACTGATCAATAGGTATGAACTCTGATATAGGTCGTCCTAATGTTTCATCATAATAAACTTTTTTAACTGCCGTACCAATTAATGGTAGGTGAAATAACATTTTTTCAAACTCATCAAAATACTCTGGCATCTCCTCGGTAATTTGATAGTTCATGAAATCTTTTACACGTTGTGCTTGTTTCTCTTTCTCTGGTGTTGGTGATCCAACCATTTGAGTTTTAACTGGACCTTTACTCGGAAATAATTCTTGTGATGCTTTGGATTGAAACTTGACGGCATTCTCTATAATTAATGGATGAGTTGCTGTACATGCACCATCAAATGGTTCTGTAGTTTCTTCTAGTTTTAAACCAAGTAAATCAAATCCTCTTTCAAATGTTTGCTCCCACTCTTCTCGTGAATCTTTATCAGATGTAAAGTTGTCCATAACTGTTTGAGCTATGTCTTCTAAATCTTCTTCTTCCATTAAGTCAGCTAGATTCGTATAGAAGTCTTCACTGATTGAAGCTAGTACCTTACCACTGTCTTCATTTAAATCTATTTCTACCTCACCAGTATTAGGATCTACATTGACGGCGAGGTCTTCTTCCTGTTCTTCTTTTATATTTACATCTATACCTAAAGCTTGAGATTGGTTTTGAACCTTTTCTTTTGCTACTTCTATAGGGGTTGATATATCGTCTGGGTTTTTTTCTATTGCCATAATTAATTAGACCTTCCAATAGGTTGCCTTATTTTTTTTATAAGTATTGTCATTATCACTATAATACGGATCATGGGGATGTTGCAAGTGCCAAGAATCTTTCATATAATGTATCGCCATAACCATTGCATCTACTTGGTCGTCATGCGCTGCATTTGGAAAACTAATTGCTTCGTCAAATAATACTTGCGCCCACAATTTATTCGGTAACCAAACACGACCCGATTCAATCAAAGGTGATGCGGCATAGGCTCTTGCTACTTTATCACGATCTGGAGTATATTCAAGTATTGGTAAACCTGCTCTCCTTAAATCTTGTATTAGCGATTGCCCACTGGCTTTCTTTTCTATTATTATAATGTCTGGCTTGTGTTCATCAAATGCATCTTGTGCATTACTTCGTAACTCTGGATATTCAAAACGACCTCGAATACTTCCAAGTAATATTAAATTACCGACATCATGCTCAACACCTTCGCTATCTTTCTCTACAGTAACAAATATACCCCATGTTTGTATAACACTATAATCGGCAGTTGTCCGTGTAGAGAATGCCGTATCCATTGTTTGTATTACAAAGTCACATTGAGGTGGATCTTTGTCTTCCCATATTTGAAACCACGATTTTTTAAGTATACCACCTTCGGCTGGTACAGGATTCTGCATATATAACGATTCCCAATAACGTGAACCGTTATGTCTACGAATCTCTGCCTCATCGTTTTCTAATATCTCTTTTGGTTTCCATTCAGGAAAATATGATTCGCCGACTGGTAGATTTAATATTTTACTACTGTTGTCGTCAACCCATGCGGGTATACGGATAACTTCCCAGTTTAAAGATTTATTATCATCGTCACTTTGATTTGATAATAACCATCCACAGATATCATCTTCATGGTATCGAGTGTTAATAATAACTATAGAACCATTCGGCATAAGTCTTGTCCGTAAACCTGCTGGATACCATTCTTTAATATATCTTCTACCTGCTTCACTGAAGGCATCTTCCTCTGACATTACGTCATCAAGTAAAGCTACATGCGCACCACGACCAGCAATCTGTGTTCGTACACCAGCTGCTACATATACACCGTTCTTGTTTGTTTGCCACTTACCCGCAGCCCTAACATCGGATCTAAGTTTTACATCTTCGAATATTGATTGATAATCTTGGTCGTTAACCACATCTCTAACACTTCTACCAAAGTCAGATGCGAGTTGGTCACTGTGTGATACCGATAGTATCTCATGATTAGGGTGGCGCCCAAGATACCACGCAGGAAATAGTTTAGAACATATTAATGATTTAGAACTACGTGGTGGTAGGAATACCATTAACCTTTTAATAGAACCTTCTTCGACTTGTTGTAGTTTTTTACTAATGACATCTATGTGTCTACCCATTTTAAAGTCAGCTACAAGTTTAGGTGCAAAGGCTTCTATGAAACCAGAGAAGTTATCACGAACATTTTGAAATGCAAGGTGTCTAAGCTTGGCAATATCCTCGTCGCTTATAGATTCATTACTTTTTAGGTTCATCGTTTGACGATACGACTTTTAGACCTGCGATTTTTACAAGTCTTTCTACGTCTTTCTTCTTATTACCACTTTCAAAGCCAGTCGTCTTTACAGTCTGCTCTACTTTATCTACAAACATACCCAGATGTTTGGCAATATGTTCCATTGACTTGTTCGCATTTGTAAAATCACTGTCTTGCATGGCTTCACTGTAAACTTTAGCTAGTCTTTCTAGAACTTTTTCTTTTGTCCATGTAATTTTAGTTACGGCTTCGTCTTGATATTCTTTGATTCGCTCCATAACCTTGTCATTCTTCATAATTACTCTAGCTTTGGCTCTAGTTCGTGCATCATTCTTGTCTGGTTGGTAGCCTGCTGCTAAATATGCTTTGACTTCGTCGCCGTGGCCTGCAAATTCCATGCAGAATTTCTCTTGCATAGCTGTGAGTCCACGAAATGTAGGAACTTTTACGTTATTGTCTTCTGGTTTTTCTAACATTCTCTTTTTATACTCCTCTGGGTTCTTTTTTTCTAGCCTTCTTAGTCTACGTCTTTCTAATTCGGCTTGTATTTCTTTTAATTCTGTACCGCCTCCATATATTCTCGCCTCTTTCTTAACTTTATGCAAGTTAATCAACTCTTCTTCCGTCATATTTCCGTAAAGTATGTGTACTTTTTTCTTTGTCATAGTTCTAAAGCTTTGAAGGGAGGACAATAACCCACAACCATCTCTCCCTTCTCTTCAAATACCAGGATTCCAAAGCTGTAGGAGACAAATGTAGCTTTAAACCTAGAATACTAGGACGTTTCTAGGTGGATCTGCTGGTATAATCAATATAAACAAGTAATTGACAGGATGCAAGTATTTGTTTATTATCAAGTTTTATTTAATTAGGAGATTTTAAATGAATAAACCACAGATACTAACCGTATGGTTTAGTAATGAACATATCAACTCTAACTTTATAGATAAAGACAAACCAATGTCTAAGGAAGAGTACAGTAAGTTTATTGAATGGGCCGAACAAAACGATTACTACGATAAGATTTCAAAAGTAACCCAACATTTTGTAAATAAGTTTAGAGAACAATGAGACCAGAAGAGTTTATATATCAACCCATGATACTTTTAGACCATCGAATGATGGAATATAACTTCTGCATGCAAAACATACAGCACCCTAACGGACACTACACAGAGTTTGGAGTATATGAAGGTAAGTCAATAAACTATTTAGCGAACCTTAATAAGAAAGTTACATTCCATGGGTTCGATAGTTTCAAAGGGTTACCTGAGAAATGGTTTATGGGACATAAAGTTGTAGAAGAAGGACACTTTGCCATAGATGGTTTACCAAAAGTTGTACCGAATGTTGTACTGCATGAAGGTTTGTTTGATGATACGATACCTATCTGGAAGAAAGATCACAAGAAACATTTATCGTTTATTAATATTGATTGCGATTTGTATAAATCTACTCAAACTGTATTAGAATTATTGAATGACCAGATTGTTAGTGGGACATTATTACGGTTCGACGACCTACTACCATCACCTATATCTCCATATCCTAATTGGGAACAAGGAGAATGGAAGGCACTTGTCGAATGGTGTCAGAAATATAATAGAAAAGTAACCCCACTTGCTCGTTCTTGGAAGCAAGGATGTATTATGAAAGTAGATGAATAATGGTTGAACGAATTATGGACCCTACCAATATTAGGGCAGATCATTTAGAGAGATATAACTTTGCCGTAAAGAAACTAAAAGAACTTAAACCAGAGAATATTCTGGATGTCGGTTGTGGTATCGGTTACGGTTCTGTGATTATGCATAACTTACTTTGCGCATCTATTGATTGTATAGATAAATCTACAGAAGCGCATGATGTATTTGAGGAAGCATTCAGTCGTGATGTCGGCAAGGTGAACTATATTGTCACCGACATTACCAAGCTGGAACCACGTACGTTAAGACCCGCCTATGATGCTGTCGTATCATTTGAGTTTATAGAACACATACCACCAGAACTAGCGCAAGATGTATTCGACTTGGCCGCAGAGAAGTCAAACATATTCATCGCATCATCGCCGAATGAATGTGTACGTCCTCATAAACAACCACCAGTGAATGAGTTTCACTATAAGCATTACACCCCAGTTGAGTTTGAGGCTATGGGTAAGAAAGCTGGATTCACAAACGTGGAGTTCCACTGCCAGACCAACGGTAGTCACTACATGGTTAGACCCGGCTTAGAGCAAGGGAAGTTTATGATCGGAGTTTTTACAAAGTAGTATGGGTACCCTAGATTTAAAACAAGGGGGCCATATTTGAAAATCTGCTCATTTTGTCTATGGTAGACACAATATATAGAAGCAGCAGCAAGGGTAATTTTTTTAGCCCCCAGTCTAGATAGAGACTAGCCCACCTCACTATTTAAAATGAGGTGAGTAGTATCTAGCAATTACTTAACTGCTTTCTGTTTTTGGACTGTAATTGGAATAGCAATTCCAGTTGTTAGATCAACAGAACATAGAGTGCCGTTAACTTCTTGAATAACTTTATTAGGGTTATTCGCTTTTTTAGTCTTAGGTTGTTTTTCTTTTTTCTCGACGATTAAAGTTTTTAAATCGGCTTGAATCTCATCA